TTCGCTGCCGCACTCGGGGCACTCAGGAGGGCCTTCACTTCGGCGGTACATGACTTCTTCGTCGAAGAAATCGCAGCCTGTGCATTCAAGGTTGTTGATCATGTAGCTCATGCTTTCCTGCTCTTCATTGCGGATTTAATTTTCTGGCGTTTTGCTGGTTTTTTGTACTTTGCGTACTGCTCGCCTCGTTTCCCCGCAGATCGCTTTGCCCGTGTTTCGGCGGCTGTTTGTTGAGGCGAGTCGTCGGCGTGATCTGCTTTTGGCTTGTATCTCTCGCCAGTAGCATCGGGACCTTGTGTGCTTGGTTTACCCGACTTGGTGCCCCACTCTTCCCCCGTCCACTGATCTAAGTCTTTCGCTTGCTTACTCTTCGCCATCAGTCTCTGTATCCTCCGCCCTTCCGTTTATACGCGGCGGCGAGCATTTGGGCTTTTCGCGCAGACCATTGACCTGGTTTACCGCCCTTGCCCCCAGCCTTGATGCGCTCAAACTGACGTTTCCGCATTGTAGGCTTCGTGTAGTTACCAGCTTCGTTTACTTTGCTTTTAGTTTTTTTAGCCATCGGCTGCTCCTGCCCAAATAATGCAAACGCGTTGTGACGCGCACTTGAAATCAAGCGCTGAGCAATACCCAAGCTCTCCTGCGTCTACGGCTGATTCAGGGTCACCTTCATCGCCGATGCCCAAGGCAATGCATTCCTGCATGTCTTCTGATGTGTCGAAGAAACTACAGTTTCCGCAGCGCATGGTCATTACGTTTTCGACTGTGTCGTTGAAACGATCGGCGTAGCGTTGCCAAAACTCTTGGTTCCCACCTTCGGCGTCCAAGCCGGGGTTAGCCGGTCCGTACTCCTTAGTGTCCAGGGCGTTTTGCCTGTTCTCAAGGTTTAGCTCTACGTTTTGCGTCGCTGCGGGGCACGACTCAGACTTTTGAGCGCCTCGCCGCATTTCATCCATCATCTCGTTGTAGTCAACCATTACCATTTCACCTTATCAGCCCAGTAAGCTGCGCTCATTTTGCCCTTAGCAATGTTCTTTTGATGTCGAGACTTGAAGCTTTTGCGCTTCTTCCTCATACGGTCAGACTCACCAGACTTTGGTTTGCCTGCGGTACTCGCTCCCTGCTCGCCAAACCGAATCAACTTTAGCTGACTGCCCTCCTGGGCGAGTACGATGTGGCTTTTCTTTGGGTGATCTGGCGTACGTTTAGGTTTGTTGACGCCCTTCAAGTTGTGTTTCTTGAGTAGGCTTGCTTTACGGATTTTATCTCTTTTGGACAGCGCCATGATTCACCTCTATGCTTCGCCTGGGATCAAGCCCTCTTCGGCTGCAAGCGCGTTCACTTCTTCAGGTGGCATTTGTGCCAGCGTTTCTTCCAATTGAGCAAGCTGTTCTGCCTCCATTGCCGGCGCTCCTGCTGCGGCACCGCCAAGCTTGGCTTGAGCCTCTGCCTCCATGGCAGCCTGTTGCTGTTGCATGGCCTCTTGCTTCATTGCTTCGAGTTCGGCTTGAGGGATTACGATCCGGCGAGAGAGGCCCATTCCAGCGATGACTTCTTCTGTGAGTCGTCGAACGTCTACGTTTTCGTTTGACGCCAAGAACGGAATCATTTGAAGCAGACTCTCGATCATTACACTTGGGTTCTTGCGGATGGGGTTGTAGGACACCATCTCGAAATCCATCTCGACGTTGCGCATGTCTTTGTGAGCAAGCTGAGCCCATCGCCGATCTCCTGCAACGCGGATGAGGCGAGGCTCCCGCATGTATTTCTTGCTCAAGTAAAAAGCTTTTCGAGCCACGTCTTCGATCGCGTCGTTGAGATGTCCTTCTCTTGTTGCGAGTCGAGTTCGCATTTGTGCGTCGATGATCGCCATTTCCGTGGCGGTTCGAGCACCGACAACCTGTCCTCGGGCGGCTTCAGCAAGTGCTGAAATAAAAGCAGCATCATCTTCCTGTCGAGCAATGAACTCTTTCACACCGGTTGGTGAGTCGGGGATTGGCATTTCGTAGAACAGTGTCGCCAGTGTGCGAAGTGTTTCGCTGTTGGATGGGTTGATCCCAATAAACGAACCTGCACTGGCCTCTACTGCCTTGTTCAAATCTTCTTCTGTGATCCGACCGGAATCGTACAGAATCCTCGGAATCTGGAGATACGTGATTTGCTTCATGTGAGTCAGAAGATCGTTGATGGTCTCTTGTTGTTTGAGGACCAATTGAACTTCACTCAAACCCAAGCAATCAATGCCTGACTGGTTGAGACTGAACATGGAGTACGGGATGTAGTCGATCTTGTCTTCGAACACTACAGCGTCAGCTTGTTTTACGTAGTGTTGAATTTTACCCGTCTCACGATCGTAGTATTCATAGATCGTCACCCACTGAAATGCGTCTCTCAGTTGTTGAGTGTTGCTGCTCTGGTTTTGATCCTGCAACCATTTTGGGTATCGGTCGGGCTGAACATCTTTTACGAGTTCAGCTTTGTACAGACCTGATCTGACCCGGTTCTTGAATTCTTCAAACGAGATTACGGTGGCTTCAATCCAGTACCGAATGTCGTCTTGATCTCTGACGGTCAGGTCAAAAAATACAGAGGATGGGTTTACGGCACGAACAATTGGCATGTCCCGCTCGGCGTCCCAGCCTGTTTTAAAGATCCCGCGCTTGCACAGAACGGCGTCAATCAACGTCGTTGCGGCTTTGCGTCGGAACTTGTTTGCTTGAAACACGTACTCCAGCAATCCAGTAACTGAGGTAGCCGAGTCTTCGGATTGTGGGGTACGCGCAACAGCGGCAACCGAAGGGTTGGGGCCCAGAAGGGCGCTCACTGCGGTGTCGGCAATGGCGTAGATCATGTTCTTCGAACAGAGGTACGAATCCATTCGACTGCCGCCCAGATCGCTGTCGGAACTCGTGAAGAAGTCCCCGCGATAGTATCGACGCGCTTTATCAAACTGAACTTTTTCGGATCTCTTGTAGTAATCAAGGTGCCGATCAATCAGCTTTGAAAGTTTGGATGCCATGATTACTCCGCCTGTTTCGGTCTCTTGTCTTTAATTGAGCCGTCAGGATTAAACATCCCGCGAATCAATTTAGACTCACTGTATGCCTGCTGAAATTGTGCGAGCTTGTCTCCCTCAAGAGCGAGTCCTGTGAGATTAAGCACTCCAGTATCCGCGCTATCGGGAGTCTCAGCCATTACTTAGTCTTGTCGTCTTTGAGGGCCGAAAGTACGGCAGACTTGCGCATCACGTCTTCTTTCTTCGCCTCGCGCTTAGCTTTTTCCATCAAACTGGCGTCTTCGGGCAGTTCATCATTCGGCTTAAAGGTGCTTTTCTTTTCTTCCGATACGGGCTTGTAGCTTCCTTCTTTTGCGCGCTTCGATACTTTTTTGGTTCCGGGCATGATTATCTCCAATTAATTGATGCAGGTCTGAAAGGTGATGTCGCTTGTTTCTGTTTGTTGCGACGGTGATCGTCAAGCTGCCTGATTGTAACTTGTCCCGACGTATATGTGTTTTGTTCTTCTTTTGCGGGAGTATGAAAGTTTCTTTTTGAGAGTATGTCAGCAGCCATAACGGCTGTTCGTGCCCGGTCAAAGTGGTGAAGGATGCCATCTTCGCCCTTCACTCGTTTTTTCGTCGACCCGTCGTAGTTTAGTAGTTGATGAAGAGTACCACGACTCTGGATTATAATGTCTTCCTGTCGGAGCATTTGAACCAATCGAGCTTCGGACTCTTGGATTCTTTTCTGCGTCGCGTACCAACCGGGGTGATTTCGACTCGTCCATAAAAGATTGCGCACGTTTTGATCTTTTAGAATCGCAATGCACGCCGTTGCGTTGGACTCAACTGCCAAAAGGGCTTGGTTGTACCTGGTTTGGATATTCCTGAGTCGTTGCGCAAATCTATCTGGCGGCTCACGGTCTTCCCAAAAAGCCACTTCTTTCCAGTCGACGGCATCCCACACGGTCAATGCGGATTTATCCCCTGTGCTACCGAACCCTGCGGGGTCAGCGGTAATGAGGTATTGCCTACCTGGCTTTGGCCCCTCAAATTCATGGCACCCTGAACCGCACAACTCGGGGTCTGCCTTTGCTTTTGCCAGCCAAGGCTTCAAGACATCGGCAGGCATCACCGGGTTTGTTGTTCCCAGCCACCCGTCGTATGGATCTGACGGGTATTTGCATGAGAACAGGCGAGTGTCACCGACAAACTCCGTGTTTAGTCCCCGTCGCCTGAAGGCGAGGTTCTGCATCGACATTCCAGGGTGCCGTCTCAGGTATTCGCGCTCCGTCACCGTGGGCTGAAAGTTTTCGACCAACTCCTGGCAGCTATTGTCTTCCCACCACTCCAAGAAGAGCGGATGAAACCTACTGGTCCCCTCCAAGGCTGAGCGCCACATTTGTTCGTGGTGAGAGCCTGCACGCCCTGGAGTTGACTCCAGAATTACTTTCGCATTGGGACGCTTGTTGACTGTGGGGAAAATGTTGATCGCCGCTTTCCGCTGCCACTGAGCTTCACCGAACTCGGTGATGATTAGGCGGTCAATCGAACGACCAATAGCAGGGCTTCGACCCCCAGCGGTGAGGACTTTAATTCCACCGCCATGGATGAACTGCATTTGCGTTGTCCCTGCTTTGCGCCCCGGAGCAAGCGGCATTCGCACATCGGCAGGAAGTTTATTGTAGGCAAACAAAATACGTTCGAAAATATCTTCTGCGGTGTCTTGCCGCTCTGCAATGAGCAAACCCTTAACGCCACTCAGATACATGCAGTCCCGCAACAAAAGCATCACAGATACGGTTGTAATTTTTGCCTGCCGAAATTTGTTTACCATCAACCATCGGTTTTCGTCGTAGGCTTTAAGGAGTTTCCTTTGCGTATGCGTAGGCTCCATGTAGCCTGTAGTTTCGTCTTCTCGGACAATCTGACACATTGATACAAACGCATCGGGCGACGAAAATAAAGCCCTAATTTTTCCTTGGTGTAATCCAGGGGCGTCCGCAAAATCGGCACCGCTTGTCTTGTCGCTTTCTGATTTTTTCTTAGCCATACGGTAAGTCTATCACGTAATTTGGATTTCGCCGAAACGGGCATCGTCGTAGAAACACTCAGAAAATTGATGACAAAAATTGTTTTTGATTATTGCTCAGTTGCTTCTCGTGTTGTATACCTAAACCACGCACCTAATTTGCGGTCAGGTAGCTCATTCGAGTCTGGCACAACGCACCAGGCAGGCGTGATCAAAGTTTAAATCTTCTAATAATTCAAGTGAGAACAAAATGTCCATCAGTACTGAACTGTTGAACACTACGTTTGCGGATCTCCGCGGACCTCTGGTGAATTCGTTTGTTCGTAGCAACGAGCTGTTCGAAGCACTTAACTCCAAAGCACGTATGCCCATGGAAGGCGGAACGAAAATTGAACGTTCCTTCTCCGGTGGTGCTCCTGCTCGCGGTGTTGGTGTCTACGTCGGTGACGAACTACTGAACATGACCCGTCGTCAACAAATCCGAAAGTTTGAGGTTGAGCCGCACCGTTTGGTCATGGCAATCAACATTCCTAAGCGGGAACTTGCTCAAAACTCCGGTAAGCTGGCCATCATCCGTCTGATCGAAGAGTATCCTCAGACTTCAATGGAAGCCGCCAAGGCTGACTTGAACAAGTTCCTCCTCACTGGTGTGAGTCGCGGACTTGCTTTCAACACTTCGGAGTTGAAAGGTATGCTGACACTTAACGGTATCAAGAGCGACGGAATTGGAACTGGTGTAACTAACGGTCTTCTTGACTTCTTGGCTCCCGGATCGCAAAGCGATGTGGTTCAAGGTGTCGCGAAGGACAGTGGCTACTTCCACTTCAACCAATACAACGACATCTCTGCCTTCGATACCAACGGTATCTCTCAGCTTCGTAAGACGTACCGTCAGTGCGCTCACTATGCTGGTGGTATCGGTAAGGGTCCCGACATGATCTTCATGGACGACGACACTTACACCAACTTCGAAGACGCTCGCCGTGACAACGTTCGCGTGACCCTGGTCGACGACAAGATTGACAAGAGCAACACCCTGGGCCTTAGCCTTGGTCTTGCTTCTGTTACCTCGTCGATTGACTTGGACCGCGCAGACTTCACTGGTGTTGCCGCTGATGGTGTCACTTACATGCTCAACACGGACTACATCGAGTTCCCAATGCTTGAAGCCCCGAACGTATCGGAATTCAAGGAACGGGTTGGCGATCAAGACGTGGTGACTGCAATCTTCGCAATGCAAGGCAACCTGATCTGCACCAAATTGGTGGCGCAGGGATGTGTGTCCGGCGGCGCGGTCTAAGGAGATACATCATGTCACTGGGAAATTCATTTCAGGATCAAGCACTCGGCGGAACAGCCTACTCGACGGTTTACGACAACGAGCAATACCCACTGGGTACTCTTCGTGTCCAACCTGCGGATGAAGTTGTAGCTGCTAACAGCACTCATGCTGGTGATCGTACCTGGATCTTTGTTAAGATCACGACTTCGGTTGCTGCTAACAAGGTTGTTCTTCACGATGCTTCCGCTGGCTTGTTCAACGGACTCATTGCAGGTACAACTGCTGCCGCATCTGTTCTGGGTGTGACTGATCATACGATCGGGACAGGCAAGTATGGTTGGATTATTCGCCACGGTTGCGCTGAAGCGACTGCTGACGGTAGTGCAATCACAGCAGAGTCTGCGATCATGACTGCCGCTTCTGGTGAGGTCACGGACCAAACTGGATCGACTGAGGCACGTATTATCGGAATGGCAGTTGACGGCGTTACTAGCGCCGTTGGTACAGTGTACCTTACACTGCCGTAGCATCTGACTACGTGATACACTTAGGGGGCGTGGCTTTCGGGTTACGCCCCCTTCGTCTTTTGGAGGCTTCGTGAATGTATCTTTGCAGAGTTTGCGTCAGCAGTTGTACGCCATGCGGTCGTGGGATTCGAGTGGTCAAACTCAGGACGAGCGTATCCGCCAGTCTCTGAACGTGGCTTTGGATCGTATGGCAAACGATGTTCCTCAGGCGATTGTGCCTGATGAGGAACATGTTGTTCTTCTACCTGATGTAAAAAGTAACGACGCTGCGGTGGCCGCAAAAGTCGGGACTTATCGCAGCGACAAACGGCTGCTTTACTTTGTTGATGCGACGACCGGTGAGGGTATTGCCGGAGGCACGAGCACCACTACTTGGCGACCTTCGGTTACGGGTGAGTGGGATGGCTTGATGCACATTGAAGTCACTGACTCGGCGGGTCAGATTCATCGACGTCAATGCTTGGAGTGGTTTACCCATTCTTCGACTGACCCCGTCTCGGGAAACACAGTCTCTCAGTACGCGGTCACAATTGATCGACCCTTCAACGCTTTGGAGGCCATCGCCAGCGCGGGAGATGGTCTTGAGTTTCGGATCCACCAACCAGAGTTTTTCGTCACCGACGATGTAACTGAGGTGTTTGAGCCGGCTCGTATTTTTGACGGCACTCGCCAGCAAGTTTGGAAGATTGATACTGCCGGGGCGTATCGCCAGGACATGCTGGAATTCCAAGGTGACTCGGCCGGGAGACCGTATCGCTGCTGGCGGGGTCGTCATTTTCAACTGCCGGCACCGACTGAGGCACCTCAAGTTGTCACTGCCTCTGATCAGACTTTGGCCACTCAATTTGAGTGGAAAGAAGAGAACGGTCTCCGCCGAGGTAAGTGGGCAATCTGCTACACGTACGTGTGGGGTAGGAAAGACGAAGAGTGGCAGAAGTCGCCTCTGGTGACTCCTGGCGGTGACGTTGCCCAGAACAGCACCTACGGGCTTACTTGGGCTTACAACAGTGCGTCAGTTCCTGCGGAGGTCAACAAGTACTCAGGCATTAGTGACCCTCAGTTTGAGAGTGCTCCATCGCCGATTACAACGATTCAGCAGAAAGCTCCTAGCGCGGGTGATGGCGCTCTTGTAATCTCGGCCACCAACATCGATGCCATGCTGGGCTTTGCGGATTCTTCCTACGCCCGGTACGGACGCACAGGAATGCGAATCCGCTACTATGTGGCTCACCTGGACGCGAACGAGAAAGACAAGGGTGCGTTCAACGCAACTGAAACGAGCAATCGCTTTTACATGTTGTGCGAGGTCGAGCCTACGTTTGATCTTGTGGGGACGCTTCATGAGGATGGTGTCACTACACCG